CCATTAAAATTGATACTGCACTAAGTCAAGAAATGCGCCATCTGGGCACTTGGGCATTTGGCCCTGAATTGTTAAAGCAAGTCTAATAATAGTTCGAGTTTTGCTTGAATGATTTTATTACTGAAGGAACTCTTTACACCTCTATGTAATGGCTTTGGCCATTGATCATAACTAGTCCATGCATATCCTGCGTGTTCTTCATTTAATACCGGAATAAATTCTCGATCAATTACCAATACATAAGTGTTGTATTGAAAGTTCTGATCATTGCTAACAAATAATTCCAGTGGGATTACTTTTTTAATAGCAGGAGTCTTTCCTACTTCTTCCTCTATCTCTCTTTTAAGCGCATCAAACGGTGTCACATCGTGCGGTTCTTTTTTGCCGCCAACAAATCCCCAAGTACCTGCTGTCTTGGCCTGTGTTCTTGATAGTAGTAAAAAGCGTTTAGTATCTTTCGCTAGAAATAATCCGCCACTGCAAATAATTTGATTTAAAGTATTAGTCGCCATAATTGATTATAAAATAAGGCGCCACAGTTTAGCATCGTACACGCCTTCGTAGGTCTTGCTCCATGCACCTTGATCCCACTTGTATTGTGTTCCTGTATATGCGTTAGTTATGTACACTACTCCTGTTTGTTGTGCAGAATTGAATACTACTGTCCATGTACTGCCATTCCATTCTATAATGTCGTTAGCGTTAGCACTAAATCCGTCACCGTTAAGTTGCTGCCATGCAATAGGGCCATCTGCTGTGGTGCTATGAATATTTTCCAGTATTAAATATCGCGTACCGCTAGTAGGAGTGTGTGGATTAAATGTTTCAGGGTTAATAACTGCGTCAACGGTTCCGCGTCCCGCGATAATTGTATTGCTAGGAATAGTATCAGTGTCTATGTTTAATTGCATAGCAAACTCGTCACTGGAATCTAAACTAATATACGCAACTACTTCGTTATCACCGGGCTGAGTAAATCTTAATTGACTTAAACCTGCACGGAATCTGCCAGGATACAAATCTAACAATGACATCCATGACGCAGTATTGCTAGGCGATGAGATATCAATATTGTCACCAGCACCGTTTTGCCTAATTAAGCGAGCAGTATTATTCAACACTAGCAGATCATAGTTGCCTGGAGTGATAGTAATAGTAGCATCGGGCGAAATATCACCAAACAAATCAACAGCGCCATTTTTATCGTATTCTGTTTTAATGGTCCCTTTTGCACTTACGGCAAGAACATTGGTAATGATTTTAGTAATGATACCGAGTTTCTTAACTTTGGCAGGAGGAGTAATCCATATAGGTGCAGTGAATGTTAGATTCTGTATATCAATGTCATCAGCAATTCCTTGCGGAATTGTTCTTGAACTCCAACTTTGATTAGTCAGTTCGAGTAGACTTAAAGAAGTCCAATCAAGATAATTATCAGTAGTTTGAAATTCTAAACTAGGATTAAACAGCACCGCGATCTGTTCCCATAATTGTAGTTTCTGACGAGTATTTGTAGTCCATATATCGGCAGCAAAGGTCACAATGTATGGAACAGGCATGATGCGTTCTACGGTGTAATTACTGCCTTGAACATTAAGATATTCCTGGTTATTTTCGTCAAAAGCCCTCTCTTTGATGTGGATTTTGCTAATAAAGGTGGGGTCTTGCATCCGGGGGCGATCGTACTGCATGTCCTTAATATAGCAGGCAATAAATGGAGCACTTGGAATAGTGTTCTCACTATTCTTCTTTAACAACTGCCCGACTTGCCTAGTCATATCACCATATCGAACTGGTATCTGCACTAGATTACCCTTGGCATCTTTGTAAGCAAAGTTGCTCATCACATTAATAAATTGTGTCAAGTATCGTTCTACTTGACCGTCATAAAAATAGTCCATTAGTTATCTGCCCTAGGTCGGAGTGCTTTGCTTAATGCTTGGCGTTCTGTTACTACTTCACCTGCAATAGTAGCAGTATTTGTATTGTTGATAAAACTAGATTTTTGTGTCTGTTTAACTTTAGTAGGATCTGTAGTTTGTGTAGCACCTTGAGTGCTTATAGTCATTCTTACATCATCTTCAAACTTAACCCAATGCCTGCCATCATATCTAAACAATCGGTTGGGCATATAATCAGTGCGCAAGTAGAATTGTCCGTCAACTGGTCCACCTGGGAATGTAAGGCCTTGTCCGAAATATGCGCCATTAGGTGGAATACCGTCCCCTGTTAAGTATCCTACATAGTAATTATGTGTGGGAGAATTAAACACAATGCTTGCATCTAGTGCAGGATTGTCTATACTGGCATCAAGATCCATCATAGATGCATCTAATACATCAACTTTTTCGTTATTAAGTTTAGGTACGACATACATATGCCTAGTGTCATATCCGCTTTCGCCGACATCTGCCGCAGCCTGTGCAACAATTTGATTGTTAATATCGATGTTTTTCTGATAAGTTGATATAAGGTCGCGTAAAGTGCTGCCATCGTCGGCACCAGAATCCTGATCAAGTATCTCTTTAAATTCTTGACTATCAACTAATGGCTGACATTTTGCTCTAACTAAGTGCGGATACCAAGTTTGACTATATCCAGTAGCAGGGCGAGTGACTTCCGATACAACATAAAAGCGTTTCAATGCCACTACGCTATCGTCAAGTGCAAATTCGTCTTTCTGATGAGGCAATTCTATAACATCACCTGCCATAATCTTTCTGCCTAATGCATCATAACTACTACGAAGGTGGAAGTTAACCATGATGTTATCATTGTTTAGGAATAAGCCAAACTGACTTAGGTTGAAATCTAAATCTTGTAAGGTATAGATTCCACGAATGACATAAACATCAGGGTCATAATGCCGGTCTCTATTCTCCATTAGCAATAGATCTTGTATTCCTAATTCGGGAATAGCACTAGAATTGTTAGGAACAGCAGGAGTAGCAGTTCCTGCTTCAGGGTTCACAGGTCCTAAATATTTGTGTACAAATACATCTGTACCGCCAACCTGGAACTGTTCATTAATCGCACGATCAAGGAACTTGAAATCATTGCCCTTTTCGGGCCTGTACATACTTAATCGAGGAATTTTAATTCTCCTTTAATAACTTTACAGTTATCATTGTGCCATCTTTTGTAATTACCTTTAGTAGTAGTTTTACCACAATGTTCACAGGTATGCAATGGCATATTTAAGACACTTTGTCTTATTTTTTCTTTACGATCAATTGATAATTCTTTTCCATACCCGGGATGATGTTCTCCTGATCGATTTTGTATGTGCTCAATAGATTGAGTTCTACCCTTTGTTGATGCAGATTGCTTTTGCTTTGATTCTACCGTCCGAATATGGCCTTGATGCGAAATGCTAGCATTTTTTCTATGCTCGTCAGTCCACGATTTACCGAAATTAGGATTAAGATTACCCCGTTTTCCAAACATTGGATTATTCTTTCCGCTAAATTTAATACTTTTAATTTTAGCACCTTCCTCTTTTATAAGTTCAAACTTTCTAGAACTAACTTTATGTCTTTGTTGAGATGAATTTTCTCGGTATAACATACAACTAAATGCATTCCACATTTGATATTTCTGTTTTGTATCAGATACCATTTTGGTAAGCAACCAATGACAAATAAAATGTTCTCGTCCAGTTAAATTAACTAGATTTTCCTTCTTGTTATTACCACCTAAACTTTTAGGAACGATGTGGTGTTCTTCAGTATAGCCAGAAATATCTCTACTTTGAGCAGCAGAAATAATATCAAAATACCATTTGGTATATTTGTTTTTTAGAAAATCAAAGGTGTCTAGCATAGTCTTATATTTAGCCCCCATTAAAAAGATAAATATCAGTATGACCGAAAACGAAAATCAACGCCAAATAATAGTAGAATATGTGCAGGCAATGCTTGGCAGTGGCATGGTCGATATCGAACTCGACCCCGTACATTATAATATTGCCATCGATCGATCATTGGCTAAATTTCGTCAACGAAGTTCAAATGCTGTAGAAGAAAGTTTTGGATTTTTAACATTGCAACTTGATCAAAACGAATATATATTGCCCAAAGAAGTGACAAATGTTCGTCAGATTTTTAGACGCAGTATTGGTAGTAGAACAGGTGGTGGGCAAGGCGGGTCATTATACGAACCGTTCAACCTAGCTTATTCTAACACTTATTTGCTAACATCGTCAAATATGGGTGGACTAGCAACTTACTATGCGTTCGCAAGCTATCAAAAGTTAGTGGGTAAAATGTTCGGCAGTGACATTAATTTCTCCTTCAATAAAACTACAAAGAAACTTACTATAATGCAACGCCCTCGTGGTGAAGAAGAAGTGATGTTGTGGTTGTATAACTATCGCCCAGACTTTAATCTTATGGAAGATCAGTTTGCGAGTCAATGGCTTAAAGATTATGCATTAGCAACTTGCAAGATTATACTAGGCGAAGCTCGTGAAAAGTTCAGTCAAATTGCAAGCCCACAAGGTGGCACAAGTTTAAACGGTGCTGCACTTAAAGCAGAAGGCAAAGCTGAAATAGAAACTTTAGAACTAGATCTAATCAACTACAAAGACGGCGGAACTCCGCTTACTTTTGTAATCGGATAATTTCTCAATCCCACTAGGTGCGCGATAACTAATGCTTGTAATGAGTATTAGCAAATGAAGCCTATAGAAGTATTTTATCACCTGTATATCCCCGACAGTATCCACGCAAATAATTGGGTGTGGTATGTAGATCAACAACTTTCGTTAATCCGTAATTCAAAACTGTCTAATATAGCTACTATCAATATGGCAATAACGATGCCAAAATATTGGGCAGCAATTGATGGTGTGTATTTTATCAAAGATACAACAGAAGACACCCTTGTTAATATATCGTTTGAAAACAAAGTGTTAGAATATATAAATTTGAGGTATCCATTTGTTAACATATTAGATGTTAGGGACACTGGCGCACCGAATGTGTATGAAGGGCAAACACTTAAATTACTTTATGATAGATGTCATGCAGCAGATATTGATGTTCTATATTTTCATAGCAAAGGAATAAGTAACAACGGCTTAGCATCTGTAGCAAATTGGAGAGAAATTCTAAATTACTATTGCATAACACAGTGGGCAAATAGTGTAAAGCATTTGCAACAGGTTGATGTAGTAGGGTTGAAAGAAACATCAGAACTGAATATACTAAGTGGTAATTTTTGGTGGGCAACTTCTTCGTATATTAAATCGTTGCCGGATCCGATTACTTCAGAAAAATACATGACCGAAGCCAACTGTTGGCCGGGACAACGGTCATATAGGTATTCGTTCGAAAGATGGGTAACTGTAAATGATCCAGAAATTCACTTCATTGCAGAAACTGGTGTAAATCACTATAGGAAATATTGTTTCCTAGAAGATGTAATAAAACGGCAATCATAAATCTTGACAAAGTGGTCTAAGTAATATAAATTATAGTATTAGTTGAGGACGCTATGATTATAGGCTTTGTAGGACTTATTGGCGCAGGCAAAGACACTGCTGCTGATTATTTGGTTAATACACACGGGTTTAGGCGAGACAGTTTTGCTAACACACTCAAGGATGCAGTCGCAAATGTGTTTGGGTGGGACAGGACACTACTCGAAGGGCGCACAACAGAAGCCCGAGAATGGCGAGAACAAGTAGATACATGGTGGGCAAAGCGACTCAACATGCCAAAACTTACTCCGCGGTGGGTGTTGCAATATTGGGGCACTGATGTATTTCGTATGCATTTCCATGATGATATTTGGATTGCCAGTTTAGAAAACAAAATGCGAAGAACAAGTGATAATATTGTTATCAGCGATGTGCGGTTTCCTAACGAGATTACCGCAATTCATAATGCAGGCGGCGCTGAACCAGTGTGGTTTAGTGCTGCAATTTCATATAACAAAGGACCTAATGCTAATCCAGAATGGGCATTAGGAAAGGCAAAACTAGATAAACTAAAAATTCATGCCAGTGAATATTCTTGGGTAGGTGGAAACATCGACGATAATGTATTCAACGATTCCACTGTAGACGAACTGTTTACCCAACTTAAAAATCTGGTCGAAGATCTCCCTGTCTCCATGGCAGCTTGAGTTTGTGTAGTATGCGCTGACAGTTTGCGCATACTGTTTTTAAATTTGTATACCTGCAATTAACAG